GCTGTGTCCCCCAACAACGACCTCTTTGTGTTGGATCTGTGGGCTCGTCAGGGCAAGGAATCGGATTTGGTAAAGGCGATCTTTGAAATGGCTGACCGGTGGCGATGTCCGTCGGTGCATCCCGAGATTATTCGCCAAGGTATTTCTCTTTACAACGCGCTCAACTCCATCATCTCTACTCGCGCCGAGGACATGGCTGGCGTGTCGTTCTTGCCCAAGGTTGTGAAGCTGAATCCTGGGATGACCGACAAGCAGGACAAGATCTCCGCTTTGCTCTTCCGCTTCGAACACGGCAAGATCAAGATGCCCTTGTGGCGCAGAGAACAGTTGCCTTGGAGACTCTTCTTCGACCAGATAGAGGGCTTTAACCCTGATGCCCCTGACGGTGGTCTTGAGAAAGACGACTGCCTCGACTGTGTAGCGATGTCCCAGTTCGTGTTGAAGGGTCGCCTATCCAAATCATCAGTGGGGGACACCGACAAGACGCTCTTCGACCGCCTCAAGGACGGTGACTTCTATGAGAATGGGCAGCATGTGGGTCACGGTTTGCATTTGGGCCTGCTGTCTTCCGAGCAAGTGAACGACATTTTGGCTTCTAGAACCCAAGGATCTCATGGAACAAGGCACTCCAAAATCTGAGTCAAAGATACCCGTGCGCCTGTTTGAGCCGATGGCAAGGTGGTACTTTGGCGGCTCAATTGAGCGAGAACCCCTTGGCACTGCTACAGGGGAGGTCACAATTTCAGATACTTGGTTAGGGGTCCTCTGTCTCTCCTACTACGGTAATGGCCCCCGCCACTCCTCCGTTGGAATCAGTGGGGGAACCCTTGCTACAGGTGGCAGCGAATTACCTGCCCGTGATGTGTTGATGAAGTACAATCAAACGAAGCCCAAGGTTTCAATGGTGCCTGGTGGTTTCGCAGCTAGGAAAGTAACAGATGGCAACAGACTCCCTAAAACTGACCAAAGACCCGATAGCCCTAGCGAGGATCATTGATCAACATGCCGAGCGGGAGATGTCGAGGCTGGCCTATCGACGGGCTTCTTGGCTCGTTGCGCTCTACTACATGCAGGGTGCAAGGCATTTTGATGTGTTTGATCCTGAATCTGGCAATGTCCGCTACTCTTACATGGATGAGCAGGACAAGTTGGAGTTTCAGTCCTCTGAATTGCTTAGTGCCGTTGACAAAATATCTGGGCGACTAGCCAGTTTGGACTTCCGTCCATTGGTTCAGCGCGTTGGATCGTCGTTAGCGAGTATTCGGCAGCGTTCAATTGCCCAAATCATGTTGGATCAGGTGGTTTCGGAGCAGCAATTGGGCCCAATTGTGTCGAAGTTTTGTCACATTTACACGCTGTTGGGGTCCTGTGGGATCACGGGGCATGTGGCAAAGCACCAATCGATGGGTCTTACGGCTGATTTGGAGGTTGTGCACCCGATGGAGTTGTTCCCTTTCCCTAGTTTGGGACAGGATTACACCAAGCAGCGGGGTTTGATGCGTCAGCGGATGGTGTCGGTGGCTTATTTGAAGTCTTTGTTCGGGAACAAGATCCCTACGAACAAGGAACAGATGGAGTACTACACGATTCAGGCAGGCGAAACCTTTGAGCTGAATGATTCACTGGAGAATTCGTTGGGTTCCAGACCCACTTACAGCGATAGTCGGAGAGTTGGGGGCAGCGACACCAATGAAACGATGGAGGTGGCTCGGGTTCGGGAGGTTTGGATCCGGGGACCGAAGGAAACTGTGTCTCGGTATGTGGTCACAAGCGGTGAATATGTGATCCATGACGAGGATCTGGAGGGTCAGGAGGTCTATTGCCCCATTGGGGTGGCTCGGTTCATGGAGAACGGGTCGTTTCACGGGGCTGGCGTGTTTGATTTGCTGTTCCCGCTGTGTCGGGAGGCCGAGAAGTTGCAGAAAACGCTGTTCAAGAACATCCACGACATCGATAAGTATGGGGTGTTGGTGTTGCCGCACGGCTCTTTCAATGCGAACACCATGCTTCGGGACATTGGAGATGGGTTGCGAGTGTTTCCGTGGGAACCTGATCCGATTAGTGAGGGTTTCAAGCCCTTCAACATCACCCCATTCAGTTCTGGGGACATCCCAGGCAAGGTGAGTGCGTTTGCGGTGCAGCAAATTGACCGATTGAACCCGATTAGGGATCTGATTGCTGAGAAGGGTCGCGTGGACTCAGCAATGGGCCTCCAATTCTTGGATGAGCAGGTCAATCGGTCAATGAGTACGCCGACGAGTGGGTTGCAGCAGGCTTGGGGTGACTGCTACCGGTCGATATTGGCGAGTACGGTTAGGGAGATCGTGTTTGCACCCCAAACCTTCACGGTTGACCAGTTGACATTGGACTTGGCGGGCGTTGTGGTGGATCCGGAGACGATGGCTGTGTCGTTTGAGAAGAATCCTATCCCCACACTGTCCCAATTGGTCTTCAAGTTTAAGGATATCAACCCCAAGAGCAAGGTTGCACGGAAGCAAGAGGCTCTCCAGTTGCAGCAGCAGTTCCAGATTGACCCAGACACCTTCATTCTGTTTGCTTTGAAGGAGGGTTTGGACTTTGCGATGTGGACAGACGAGCATCAATCGGCTTACGAGATGGTTGTCCGCAACTGTTTACTCCTTTATGGGGATGGCAAAGCCCCTGGGCAGGTTGTTCTGACTCCTCAGACTTCAAAACCGGAGTTGCAGTTGCGCGTTCTGATGTCTTTCATGGCTTCTCCAACTATGTCGATGGCAGCGGCAGAGGTACAAGATGCTTTTATTGAGTACCACAAGACTTTGATGTCGTTTATGGGAATGGTTCCACCAAACGCTATGCCAAATCCGGACGATCTTGCTATGATTTCCATGTTGGACAAGCAGATGCAACAGATGCAGGGTCCACAACAGGGTGGTCCACCACAGCAGATGCAGGGTCAACCAATGATGCAGGGAGCTTAAATGCCAGACGATGAATTTGACGAAGACGAGATTGAACTTGACGAAAACGGTGACCCCATTGAGCCTGATGAGGACGAAGAGGTTGACGACGACGAAGAGGCCGATCTTGAGGATGACACTAACGCCTTCAGTGACATGGTCAAGCTTCCGGATGGATCCTTTGTTTCCGTCAGCAAGATTGTGGCTATGCGGGACAACCTGCGTGAAGCCAAGCGCGTAAACAAGGATTTGAAGACCGACTTTGAGAAGGTTGGTCTGCTTTTTCGGAACGACATTGCGCCTGAAGACCGTGAAGATGCTACTCGGGGTGTGTTGACAAACCTCGGGTACAACGAAGACCAAATTGACCGCTACCTTTCGGCTGTTCGCACAGCCACAGAACCAACACAAGAAGAACCTACTGATCCCAGTGGGGGAACGGACGAAGAAATGACGAACGAACAAGATCCTCGGTTTGACGCAGTGTCTAGTGAACTTGAATCCCAGCGGCAGGAGGTTCACCGAATGCGAGTTCGTGAATTGCGTGTCCGTTTGAACGGCGAATTAGATCGCGTGTTAGAAACCAATCAGGACTTTCAGAAACTTCTTGAAAAGGCCCAAGCCCTTCGGGGTGACGAGGGCGCAAAGCAAGCTCGGGAGACGCTGCGCGGTCAGTTAGAGCGCGGAGCACTCGAGGCAATGCAGAGTCGTCGGAACGCAGCTGGAACCTTTGAGGATGCTTGGATGTCCGAAGAGGTGGCAAAGGCTGCGGTTCCCGTGGTTAGTGTTTTCCGAACGGTAATCGGAGATCTGGACCGTCTTGGCCGATCTTCGGAAACAGATTCGGGGTTCGATGCAGCAGAGATTCTTCGTTCAAAGCCTGTTCCTCCACCAGAGTGGAAGCCAGGAGCCACCATGTCAGACCTAGAGGCTGACATCAAGAGCTTCGCAGCTGACACGATCAAGCGGGACATGGCAACCCTTCCATCACAATCAGTTATCTGACAGAGGTAGTTCAAATGGCATTCGCAACAACAGGCAGTATTTTTGATCGACAGTCAACTCGAATTCAGGAGGTGATCAACAAGTCCCTCCGCGTGTTCCTTGCGGGACTTGATCCCGTTTGGCGCGACAACATCGTCACAAGTCAAGGCGTTGGCAGCAACGCTGAACTCGGTCGCGATCTCAAGATCACCAAGGTGTTCATGGGTTCGCTCACGGGTGTCATTGAGAACGGTCGCGGCTTTGGCGACAAGGATCTCTACGGCGATCTCACCACCACACTTGGTCCTCTGATGCACACGCAGCAGGTGAACCAGGCTTACCCCGATCCAACTGATGGTCCGAACGCCTCGCCTTACCGCTTGGCGATTCCGATGCGTTCGTTGGTGACCAACTTGATGATCACGCTGGGAGAGAAGCAAGCTGATGCAACTCCTGCGCTGATCGACCA